ACTCAGACCCTTACGAAAAATCTCAAATGCCGGGAGAAACACTGCTCGTTCCCATGATCTTAAGAATTCACGCAGACCAAATTCTTGCCGCGATGGTTGCCGTGGAACCAGAAAACAAAGATGCAGTGATGAAGGCGGTGTACAAAGTGTTGTCGAGTGACAACTCAGATGAAGAATATTCGACCGTGACCATGCACGATGTCAATTTGAGTCTTGAAGAAGCGATTGCGTTTTCCAATGACCGGGAAAGGCCCACGAATGATGAGGATCTACATTGAGTTCACAAGAACCGACCTGCACAAGGAAGCTCGAGTTTGACGCAGGACATAGGCTGATAAATCACGGAGGCAAGTGTGAACATTACCACGGACACCGGTATGTGGTTGAGTTGACTTGCTGCGTAGCGGAAGACGGCTCTCTTGACGGCATTGGTAGGGTAGTAGACTTCTCCGTCATAAAAGAACTGTTTGGCTCGTGGATAGACCTCAATTTGGACCACGGGATGATCTTGCATGAAGACGACGATTTGGCAGACGCTTTTCTTGAGCGAAGCATGAAAGTATTCATCATGGAATGCAATCCAACAGCCGAAAATATGGTAAAACTTCTGTTTTCAACGGCTTCGGATCTGTTCTCCAAGGACAATACCGGCGTTGAGATCAAGTCAGTCCGTCTGTATGAAACCCCAAACTGCTGGGCTGACTACCCTGTGTCTTAACTTTTGCGGGGTCTGGGCATAAAAAAGGATTATTTAGAACATGGACATCAGCACATTCATTGTCGGATTCTTGTGCGGAGCGTCGACTTTCCTTTGGATTCGAAATTGCTGGTAATACGCTGGACCGGATTCAAATTGGAGTGCTAACATGGACGAGAACAAAACGTACGCGATTAAAGAAGTGTACTTTTCAATTCAAGGCGAGGGTGCTTATTCGGGCTGTCCCGTGGTGTTCGTCCGGTATGCGGGGTGTAACGTATGGACGGGGCGCGAAGAGGACCGCAAGCGGAACGTAGAGAAGGGCCGTTGTGCGTTGTGGTGTGACACGGATTTTGTGGGTACAGATGGTCCACTTGGAGGCAAATACACGGCATCGGAACTGGCTCACACGATAAGGAAGCTGTGGCCCAACAACAGCGAAGCCACTGCGGTAATGACTGGTGGGGAACCGTCGCTTCAAATCGACACGGAACTTGTGAAACAAATGACTAGGCACGCAATTCGAGTCCACGTCGAAACAAATGGTTCGAATGAGCTTCCAAAGGAAGTGGCTTGGGTGACATTGAGCCCAAAGCCCCCAATGCCGTTTGTTCCTCAGCGTTATGATGAGTTGAAAGTCGTTTGCCCAGAGTTCGACCCATTGGAATTGAACACGCAAGTTGAAACGCTTTGCGGACCCGAGCACATTTCACACAAGTACATCCAACCCCAGTGGGATGTTGATCCACGCATTTCAAGCGACAACACCGCACAGTGCATTGAGTTTTTGAAAAACAACACCGATTGGAGACTTTCAGTCCAAACACACAAGTTCATTGGGTTGCCATGAACGAATCGATCATAAAAGGAGCCGTTGAAGCGATGTTGTCTCAAATCCCACACAATGGGGTTGAAGGCACTCTTGAAACGCCAGATCGAGTCGCTCGAATGTGGAAGGAGTTCGAGGCGAGATCAGACTTTAATTTGACGACGTTTCCTGCAAACGGCACAGATGAAATGATCGTTTGTTCGGAGATAATGTTCTATTCGTTCTGTGAGCATCATTTGCTTCCATTTTTCGGCACTGCGGTGGTCGCGTACATTCCAGATCCAAGTGGAAAGATATGCGGGTTGAGCAAGCTAGCTCGAGTAGTGGACAAGTTTTCACTAAGGCCGCAAACGCAAGAATATCTCACAAATCAAATCGCGGACTACCTTTACAACCAACTGGCACCACTCGGTGCTGGAGTTGTGTTGCAAGCAGAACACTTGTGTATGTCCATGCGAGGCGTCCAGAGAACCGGCGCACAAACAACAACATCGGCACTCAGGGGGTGCATGAAAGAAGATGCGGCTTGCAGGTCAGAATTCCTGCACATCGCTTTTTGACGATCTGACAGCAAGGAGGAACATTTGTCTGGCGACCTGAAATACCTACAAGACACACTTGCCATTTACTACAGCCATAATTGCGAAAGAAGAGCTTTGCCTTGGCGAACACCGGACTGTCCACCGGATGTGTTTTTCATGTCTTTGGCTCTTCTTGAGTACACGGACACACCGGTACTTGAATCAGAGTTCAAGGGCATTTTCACCGGAATTTCAACGTTTGGCGACTGGCTTAAGCTGACACCTGAAGCCCAGAAAAACCGCCTGAGCAACCTCCCACTTCCGTGGTATCAGAGATCAATCGTCACTTCCGTCGCGATGTGGCTGGATGGGGAAATAGGCGTTCCAGCATCCAAGTCTTCATTTGACTGGGGGTCTGCAATACCTCTGATCAAAATGGCTCGTGGTGAAACCGACACTCCACCACCAACGGATGCTCACATAATCAGGGTTGCGAGTAGGCTGAAAGGCGATCCAAAGCGATTCTTGGCGTCATTGACGATGACAAGGCATCGCAACTACGACCTGATGATCGCGCTGAAAGACATTGGCGAACTGGTTTGCCACAACACAACTCCAGCTTGCTTGGAATGCCCATTGAGCCAAGGTTGTGAATATTCAAAAACCGACGAACACACTTCGATAACAGTCAGGTTCCAAGCCGTTGGTTTCCATCATTGGCCGGATGCCCCAGATGAAGTCATGTATTTGAGGAAAAATCATCGGCATTTGTTCAAATGCTCCGCGACGGTTCCGATTTTGAAATCGCGTCAAATCGAATTCCACATACTCCAGTCATGCTGTGACGATCTTTTGTGCAAAACGCTCAACAACATTTTTGAAACTGCGTCGTGCGAAGAGATTGGGAACGCCTTGGCATCTGCAATTTGCTCTGAATTTCCAGAAATTCCGTGGGTTCGCGTAACGGTTTCGGAAGATGGAGAAAACGACGCGACAGTCCGTCACTTTCAAGAGAGGAACAATGTTCACGTCCAAGCGCAAATCACCTGAAAAAATAGTGTACGTCGGCATTGAAGAGATCCCGTCGAGGTACTGCAAACATTTCAACGAGAGAATTTTAGAATCGCTTGGCAATCTGAAAGGTGTGGATGTCGCTTCAGTCACCCCGAGCTATATGTCAGAAGCCCTTGAATCACATGAGTTTTTGAGCGCAACCGGAACAATCAAATACAAAAGCAAACAAATTTCATTGCTTTGCTCGATGATACAAACCGGAGAAGTTTCAAGCGGGGATGTGATTTTGCTGGGGGACGGATGGTTCCCCGGCATCGAAGGCGTTGCTTATGCGGCGCAAATGAAAGGAATCGAACTCCATTTCGACGCCATCCTCCATGCCGGGTCATGGACAGCAAGCGATTCCGTGGCGTCGATGTCCAGAAAAACAAATGGCGAGTGGGTTAGTTGCTTCGAACGCACGTTCCTTCAACTGTTCCGGCACATCTACGTTGGAACGAACCACCACAAGCGAGAGCTTTGCCATGAACACTGGAGGGTTAACAAGTCAGGCATTGACCGAAAGGTCCATGCCACCGGATTGCCGTTCCACACGGACGACCACGTTGCTGCCAAGAGGATGCCAGCAGACGACAGGCAACCGTTGATTGTGTTCACGGGTCGCGATCACCCCGAAAAACGCCAGACCGACGCAGTGAAATGGGCGAAACGAGCGATTCAGATCGCCGGTAGGGGCGAATTCGTCTGGACCATGCAAGCGGGTCCAAATGGGGGTCCCTTGGACCGACCCGATTATTTGAACCTTCTTGGCAAGGCGACGTGCTGGATTTCGTTGGCGAAGCAAGAGAACTTTGGATACTCATGCTTGGAAGCGGCGCTGAATGGAGCTCTTCCAATCGCACCAAACAACAAATCTTATCCAGAGGTCCTTCCGCAAATTCTCAATGACACGTTGAGTGAAAGGTACCCGTTTTTGTATGAAGAAAAGCAACAAGCCCTCAACATGATGATTGAGTGTTTGAAGGGAGAGAGACGTGTTGTTGATTTCAGAGATGATGTGATGAGGAAATACTGGTGGCGAGATCATGAAGCGGCGTCTTCAAAAATAGCTTCAATTTCAGCGGGGATTACGGAATGAAAGTTTACTTTGCTGGTGGCGGGCAGGAGTCCGAGCCAATGATTGCAGAAGCAATCAACCAAAACCCGGACTTGCTAGGGCGGCTTGGGAGCCCATTGGCAGAAAAAAACATCGAGATAGACCTCTATGACGGGGCAGATTTCGTTTTGGATTCCGGGGCACACACGCTGATCAATGTTTACGGGTCTGATGCTTGGAGACGGCATACGCCGACAAAACCAAGAACCAAAGTTCCAAAAGTGCGTGACACGTTCGACAAGTTGAAAAAACTTGCCCGCAAAATGAAAGGGCAACTTCTCTGGGTTGCCGAACTGGACATCTACGCTCTCATCCCATACGGGCTTGTTCTGGAAATGAGAAAAGAGCTTCAAGACGAAGGTCATCGCGTATTGCCCGTTTGGCACAGCATCATTCCAAACGCTTACAAGGTGTGGGATGAATGGCTGGAAGAGTTCGACTACGTTGGGTTTACCAACGACGGGTTGAAAGACGCGCCGGCTATGGTAATGCGGGCGTATGACGCTGGCGTCAAAGTTCATGGGTTCGCAATCACCAAGACGGAAGTGTGGTATCGAGCGCCTTTGTATTCAGCGGATTCAACGACGTGGACGAATCCTTACAAGTACGGACTCGTTGCGGACCCACGAGGAAAGTTCCAAGTTGGGAAAAGGTGGCATCCGAGCAAAGCAACGGCAAAGAGGAGGCTATCTAGAAACAGGGCGCACGATTGCGTTCCGATGGTTATCAGAAAGTACACGCAGATGGCGAGAGAAATAACTGAATTTTGGGACAGGAAAGGTGTGTCATGGGAACAGTAAGCAATATCAATGTGATCAAAGTTGACATCAACGAACTAAGACCGAACTCGTGGAATCCAAATCAAATGGACCATGAAATCTACGAAAAAGAGCGCGAGAGCTTGGAGAAGTTCGGATACGTTCAGCCCATTACCGTCAGGCAAGTCGAGGAGTCTGCCGGGTTCGAAATCATCGACGGGTTCCACCGTTGGAAACTGTTGAAGGAACTCGGATGGGAAGATGTCGAAGTGAACACACTCGGCAAGATAAGCGAGTCGCAAGCCAAGCAATTGACGTTGATCTTGAATCATCTTCGCGGCGAACCAGATCAAATCATGCTCGCAAAGCTGGTGGAAAACATTCAAGCAATGGATGCAGACGCACTGTTCCCGTTTTTGGAAGATGAGTTGGACGCACTTTCAGCAATTGCAGACTTAAGCGATGCGGACATCAACCCGAATCAAGTTGGCGCAGGGGAGTTGGAAGGCCAAGCATTGGAAAACGATCTCATTCCACTGCACATGGAACTACCTCGAGAACTGTATGAAAAGTACGTCAATGCGCGACTTAAGATTTGCGAAGAGGGAAGTACGCTGAAAGACCATTTGACGCCGGATGAAACGGCGATTGCTGGCTTGTTGTCGGCATGGGCCGTTGCGTCTGGAACGACGGACTAAATCTGATCCCGTCCCCAAGCAATAGACAAAGCCGTGAGATAAATTGCCGAATTAGTACCCCCGCCATTGGTGGAAACATCGTCAACTCGGAGGTACCAAATCTGAGGGTCGTTGGTCGCAATCACCCCAGTTGGAGCGGAAGGTTCGGCACCGGGTCCAGCACCAGCGTAAATAAAAACCACGCCCTCGTTGAAAGCACTAGATAACTGCTGCCCGTGTGTACTCGTGCTCGCGCCGGTGTAAGTCACGAGAGGGATACATTCCAAATTTCCAACATCTGTTCCACCAGTCTGATCCCAATCGAACCCGTTATTGGCTGTATGGTCTAAAGAAAGATGCTGCTTTATAAGGCAAAAGCGGACTTGAGAATCTGCGATTGTGGTAGTCGTCGTGAAACGAATGTTCGCGTAAAAACCTTTGAATCTCCAATGCCCAAAGTTCGGGTTGTACGTCGCGTCGTACATAAGTGCGTTTCCAGCTTGGTAAGGAAGCGGGAAGAGGACATAATTATCTACGTTGTTGACATTCGCGTAGCCATCATTCCATGCCCACCCAATATAGTCACCAGTAATGGGTATCTCGTGGAAACGAGCGGGGATCGCAGATCCGCTGCCGTAGTACCCGGCTACTCCAGTGGTGAGCGGAACGGGCTCATAATGTATTTTTCCTAAATTGGTCCCACCATCAGTATCTCCGATGAAATGCAAATCTGGAACTTCAACCCGCGGCCTCATCCCATCGACCGTATCCACAGCACCACCACCACGCTGGTTAATGTGAAGGTAAGCGTGGTTAACGTCTCTATGGATGTACAGTTTGTCGCCATCGACAGCGTGCCTTAAAGCCGTTATTTGAAAATCCTCGGTATCCATTCCGAGTTTAAGAGACACGCCTTCGTCATCGGCAGTCGTTGACCCGTGAGATCCAGATGCCCATTCAACGTTATGAATTTCTGACGCCCGACCGAACAAGGTAGGTGTCGAGTAGCCTTCGTATTTATAAAGGTACGTGTTTGTTTCAGTCATCGCTGTGGTCAGCGTAAAACCACTAACCGTGCTGTTCGGCTGTATGTACGTCGCCCAAACCGGCCTGTTGGCTACTTCACCAATTGTTTCGAGAGCTCTGGATTTGTCTTTTCCGATGGCTGGGTAGCGGAAAACATCTCCCATCGTGGCTGCGGTGCCATCTGCAAAATACCCACTTCCAGTTGATAGATGCCGATTCACCCCACGGAATTGCTCGACTCTGGCTATTTGGGTGTTTGCTGCAAAGCTGTCCAAAACAACCGGGCTTACCGAAACGACGTTGAAACACCCAACTGGGAAAAACCCATCTTCCAAAACTTCCTTGTACGTTCCGGTGGCTCCGTTAGACCACCCGTATACCGAAGCAGGTATTACGTGGAGGCGAACGGTGACCCTTGGCGTGGCTTCATATGTTGCTAACACTGCGGAATCTGGGAATGCGGGTTCACATACGGCAACGATGTAATGCCACCCGGGAGCCGTAACGATGTGCTGGAACGCAGCCCAGTTGAACTTAACCCCGTTTGTGTCTGCAAACGTTTCGTATCCAAAAGATGGAGCATTGAAGTCGTCTATTGCGTCTGGATTCAAAACCGTCGCAAGAGTTCCGAGTCCGCTGTATGGAGAACCACCTGACCCAACATAAGCTCCTGTACTTGAAACTATTTTTGAACAAATCCAATTGGACGCTTTGGATGTTTGCGTTTGGGCGATTGTCCAGTTTGGCTCGGTCAAGCCAGTTACAGTCAACCTGTTGGTTGCGGCATCGGAAATGACTACCGCCAGTGAAGCGTTCCAAAGCCTTTGCTCGTCGCTTGATCCAAGATAACTCCCTGGCTTGTCAGGTCCGCGTTGATTTTGGACTTTCCACGAACTAAACAGTCTCCAAACCAATTTGATAAGTGGCTCTGGCAAATTCGGATTACCGTCATTGTCCAAAGTTGCAGTCGTATTGAAATAAATGTCTTTCGCAAGCTGTGCGAAATTAAGACTGACGGTCGCCATGTTTGGCTGAGTCAAAAGCGCTGCCGACGCGTAGCTTATCGTTCCGGTGGCTCCATCGACTTCAGCAACCACCACATACGGTTTAACAGCAACGCCAGAGAGCGTTTCCGTGTATGTGGTCATGTTCAAGACAGCCTTGTCTGTCACGGTAAACCCGTGGCACATCACTTTGTAGTGTGCGGCTGTGGTGGAAATTGTAGTTTGGCCCATCGTGTGAGGAACAGTGACTTCAATGTTTGAGCCATCAGCATCCACAGTGCCGTGGAAAATGGCATTCCCAGTTCCGGTTGAAGTTGCGATTGTTTGAGCTTCAGTTCTCGATTGCGATGTCAGTGGCGTATCCAGCCAGATTGAAACGTGTCTCTTTGAAGTAGTGCTTGTGTTGGGCCACGCATACCCTCCACATACGGTATTCACCCTGAAGGTTATCGTTGAGTTGCCATTGTCTGTGACGGTGTTTGGATCTCCAACCTCTCCAATTCCTTCTGCAAATCTCGTGTACTGGTATGCGCCGCTATCTGAAAGACGGGACTCAACCGGGTAATCATTCGCCCGAAGTCCGACGTGGTAGTCCTTGCCCGAATCCATTTCTATCGGGGCATCCCACAAGTCAGTAAGGCCGAAAATCGATTGACCGTTGACGTAACGAAGCATTCGGGTTTTGTAAGGGTCCGCGTTTACCACCACCCCTTGATTCCCTTCAACGGCAATTGCTTTGTAGTCCGTTGTTCCTGAAGGAAGACCGGTTGCGGTCATTATCACGCGCTGATCTGGAGGGGTGCCTGTAAGCGAAACAGTGGCGTAATTAGTGATTTGAGCGGCAGCACCTTCGAACTGAATGTTCAAGCAGTGAGCGAGAGCCGTGTCCATCCATCCAACCGTGTAGGACTTTATGTCCGAGTATCCGAATGGAACCAAATACTCTGGCCTGAACTGCTGGTGATTTGTAGCCATTGTCTCGCCTATGCTGAACTATCAGCCTGTAATGGTCGCGGTGGTATGCGGACCTTCTGAAACTTCATAGTAAGTACAAAATGCTGCGTTGCCGAGTACCCCGTGAGTAACTTTGATTCCCGTGAATCCAGTGGCACTTATCAAAGTCGTCGTATCGTGCACCTTCAGAATCTCATCCCCATCTAAATACGCTGTGAAGCTGGTAACTGTCGAGCCAGATCCAAGAAGAGTTTCCACTTGAAGCACAATGCTGTGAATTGGATGCGACGGGTTGAAGTCAGTAATCACTCCATAACCGCCCGTCAAACCTTCAAACGAATCCGTAGGACCCCACGGCACCGTCACGCTTGGACCTATCGCCGTGGACGCATGATTGAAAAATTGCAATGTTGCTTCGCCGGGACCGGACAATGTAGTCGAACCGGCCACGATGATTTGAAGATACACATATCCGGTAAAAGACAAGTTAGCTCTTGCTACAAGCCAAATTGTTGTCGAAGCCGAACCAACCGATACTGCGGTGTATCTAGGCACGCACTGGAGATATGTCCGAATGAATGTGTTTGTGTACTCCGTCGCGTTTCCACCAGCGGACAAGATGTGGGTGCCGGCTCCGGGGGTTGTTCTCTCCATGAACTTTGCCCATCGATTGAATAGTGGAAGACCGGTGGCTGGATCTTCCCCATCTGGATATGTGTAGATGCCGTATTCAACCGTTCCAGCAAGGTCCACCCAATTGAAAGGACCTTGAGTCCAGTTTTCCACCAAACCAAGCCAGTTGACCCTGAGTTGATGATTGACTGGCCTTATGTCGGACAGCGCGGCTTGAGCGAACGCTTTTTTTGTGGCTGAACTTTCATCGTCAGCAACACGTACGTGGATCGTTCGAAGATCCAATGCTTCACCCGGTGCCCCAAGACCAAGAACGGGGGCTTGACCGGAATCAAAAACATCTTTCACATCGTTGTACCCGCTGACAACGCAAGGTCTAGAAGTTGTTCCAACACCGACCGCTTCCATTCCGGGGCGCTGGTTCAAGCTCCTCCAGATTGAAATCAAGTTTTCAGAAATGCGCCTCCATCTGTCTTCTGTGTAGAAGTAATAGAGCTTTTGGGTTGAATCCAGCCCAGCTAGAGCGGCAAGAGCTTTCAACGCCACCAGCGGAACGCTTGCTGGATCTCTGAAAGTTGAGAGCTGCTTCCGCTGACGCTCTGTCAAAACCCCAATCGAAGCAACCATTTGGAACAGGGAATCCAAAAACTCTCTCGAGTCTTCGTTCTTCACCCCTCCCAGCAAGCACTGGTACAGAAAGATGGATTTTGATTGTGCGTCAGCGTTCAATTAAGCCAACTCCGCAACTGAAATAACCGCGTTCGCTGCACTGTTTGGGTCTGGAAGTTCCCCGGTCGCCAAAACCAAATTGCTACCTGCCGCTGGAGATGAAGCCGGTGTGGACATTGTGAGTGTCAAGTCCACCAAGTTGTCTACCGCTGCAGCAACAGTCATTTTTATTTTTGAGTCGTAAATGGTCCCACCCGGATTGTGGGCAAACGTTCCGTCTTCATTGAGTGACGTTGGATTGAGATATGAAGAAAGCGCTGCTTTTACATTTCCAGCAACGCCGCCGGACTTGCCGTTTGGCACCGTAACGGTTGCAGTAATTGTCACAACGACCGGCGTGTAGTTTATGAATGTGAACAAGCTGTTTATTGGACCAATGCCACCGTATCTGGCGAAGTTTTGCGTTGTTCCATTTACCGCAGTTCCGACCTCTGAAAGTTCAGGAGCAGTAAGCAAGGCCCCTCCGTTCCCAACAACGCGGACGGTAGCTTGATTGTACCCGCCTTGGTTTTCATAAACGATTGCCCTGTCTATAGGGCTGGAGCCATCGGCCAGTTCCATCTTTGTAAGGTGTAGATCGAGCGTCGTGGGGGTGTTTACGCCACTGACGGACCGAACGAATGCCGACCCAGCCCTTCTCGCAACCTCCATTCCTTCGGTCCCGAGTGAAGTATCTGCTTGTTTGATTTCCCAAAACCTACCCGGAGAAGGGTTCCTTATGTTTCCAAGGAACGGTTGACCCGATTTGTTTGTTGAAACAGTCAGAGCTCCAACATTTCCAGACGACTCCGCTCCAATGCGATAAGTCATGATTATTTCGTCTGACGTTGGGGGGATTTTTCCATCGACGCCATCTCCAAACTTGACCGAAAATGTCCCGTCTGGATTTTCAATCAGCAAAAAGTTCGTTCCGTTTGGGCCTGAGCCAAACAGAGTTTCCACTTTCGAATACACCACGCTTCCGACTTCCATAGACAACGGGGAATCGTTGACAGGAACATTGCCAAGCGAAAAAATCTGGTTTGCCGTGCCGGTTGAAATTCCAAAGCTCTCTGTGATTGTTTTCCCTTGAATGCAGTCCACTGGAACCGTGTATGCGAGCGTTCCACCGGCAAGCGTTGTGTAGGCCGTATCATCTGCATCGAATGAAAGATCCGAAAAATTCATTGGCGCTGCGCCGGTAGTGGCTGTCATGCGGATACGCATCCAGTACCCAGTGACGCCGTTGACTGACGTTGATTTCCACTCGCGCCCGCCTTGCTGTGTTTCATTCAAGTTCAAGTAAGTATCTGTTGCCGTGACCAACTGTTGCTCTTCGAAAGGCATAACCCACCGCATCTTCGCCGTTATGTCGGCTGCCGATCCAGTCACTTCCTTGTCCCAATACCACTTGAAGGGCCTCCACTCACACGAGACAATATATTTTGTTACATCTGTAGATACTGATGTTTGTCCCAGAACAGTGGCGGTCGAAAACGATGGTCCCGTGCTGGAAACGACGGACACGTCTTCATAAGTGCCAGTTTCCAAGCTCTTGATTCGAACAACCAGACCAACCGCATCGTTTGCATTGTAGCGCGGACCTCCAACGTAAATTGAAAGCGCGGTCGAGTAGTTCCATGAAGTATCTTGTGACCACCCGAAGAATGAATCAGCTTTGAATGTGAGCGTTCCATCGCCGTTGTTGGTGACTGAGCTTGGGTGGCCTTGTTTTGAATGGCCTTCGTAATACTCAACGCTATACTTTGCGGCAGATGTCAGCGCCGCAATCGTCACATTGAATCCCTCTGGAACAAGTGCTTCATGGCAGTAGTACAGCGCATCATTCGCAACGCTGATCGGCATGGATGCGGGCAAACCGTCGTTTGCAGAAAAAACACTGGAAAGAGACTTTAGCGTCAATGATGGCGTTGCGCCATAAGGTATGTTTAGAAGCTGAGCAGGCATAGCTACTTGAGCAAGCGCTTCAAATTGGACACCGTTGGGCGCTCCAAAAGCCGCGTTTTTTTCAACCAATATGGAACCAGAAGGAGATTCCGTTGTGACATCTGCAAGGATCTTGATCTTGGCTGGCTTGTTTCCATCCAATGAAAAACCAGTCAAATAGCCCATTGCTATCAATGATGCTCTTCTTCGACAGTTCAGCCAGTCCATTTCCAATGCAGCCATGTCCAACATTGCTGACTGACGCTGGCCTTCATATGAAAAAACAGAAAGCAACGCATTGAGCGGATCTTCAGGATTGTCTTCGGTATGTTCCGGCAGAAGTTGCTTCTTTAGTTCAAGAAGCATTTTGTAAATTCCATCTCTGGTGACTACCGAAAAGTAAGGCGCAGTCATGCTACAATCTCCTCGGTGTCACTGGATTGGAGATTCAAAACCAATTCTTTGATTTCCAGCTTCCCGGTTGCGGGGTCGGTCAAAGTGATGTTTGGTCCGCTGATCAACTTTGCCCGTTTCATAAATTCCATCCTCGAGTAAAACTGGAGGATGTACTTCTTTAGCTTGTTCGGGACTGTTCCTTGAACGGTGTCAAACCCTTCCATTGGAGATCCAATGCCAAACGAGTCCACGTATGGGTCGGAACTCATCCTCGGCAAATGAGCAATGGCAATTAGTTGCTTCAAAGATTCCCAGCCACCACCGGTCGGATTTGTAAGATCCAACCCTCCGGTATCGTTGATTTTCGGGGGCCACTTTAGACCCACTTTTCCCTTCACTTCACTCATTGTGAGTACACTACCATGTTAAATTGGATGAGTGAATAAAAGCGCCGGCTAGACGCTGGCGAAACGCCCAACCGGCACAGCAACGGTAGTTATCACAAAAGTAGCGACAACAAGGAGGTGTTGCGTTCACACTCTAATCCAACGATCCGCAACGTGTCAACGCAAACCCAAGCAGACCGTTATGCTTCGATTCAACGGCATTTTGACCAATTGCGAATACCAACCCATACCTAACAACCCAAACCGCCAGCATCAAGCGATTGCTTGCGCCTAACTGTGACCTGAAAAATCATACCCATCTGCCTCTTCAATTACCGTTGGCTCCGCACCGGCTATTTTCACAAAATAAGAATTGAATGCCTTGTACGTTTCTCTCAAAGCATCCATAGCGGTTTCCAACGCTATCGCGTCGGTGCCTCTGGTAGTCAATTGCGTGGTGTAGTTTGTTATTGCCGTTGTCAGCGCGAGCAATGAAGCCGGTGTGCCGGGGTTTGCCGCAACGCCAGCGGACGCAGCGGCGACAAGCGTGACCCAAGCCGAAAGAGCCGACATCAGAGCCACTCCTTCCACGGACATTTGCAACCCAAGGGAGTTGTTCCACGGTTTCAGCAATTCGTGAAGTTCGTCCAGCTTGGCTATCAAAGTGTGACCAAGGACTGCTGGTTGCGTGTTGCTTAGTGCGCCAATGTACAAGTGTGGGTGGTTGGATTCGTCTCCAAGCGCATCATCATCGAAGATGATAGCCATCGTTTTGTTTTTTGAAGTAATGACAACGCGATCTGCGTCGAGGAGCTTTGGGGTTTCCAAATCCGTTCCAACCCAACGAAGTGCGTCACTTGGGTTGTGACTTGGGTGCCGTTCTTCGACAACTACGCGCTCGCCAATGCGAGGAGTTGAAAATGGTCCGTTGAGAGGGAAAACGCCCTTGATGCTATCTATTATCTGATCGCCAGCGTAAGTTGGAACTTGCAAATCACAAGTCCCGTCATCATTCACTTCGATGCAAATTCCGAGATGCTCAATGACATCTCCAAGGTCAAAACCGTCTTTCATTCAAACTCACCATCATTGCGCGCCTGCAATAGTTCCTGCCGTACCGGGCGCTTCCCACTTTTCACCACTTAGTTTATCTGCGACATTAGATGAATCCATTAATCCGGGGATTGGGGGTCTTTCGGAAATGACCCTATTTGCAACACCAGTAACCGAGTGAATGCCGTGCGTCCAAGTATGAGTCACGTCCCATATCATCCACCAACCTTCGTATTCTGGACTCACACCAACAACGGGCTGAACCACGTATGAATCGAGCTTGTTTGTTGTTTGTATGTTTCCGAATTCGAAGTTTGCGCGTTGCCACAAATTCCTACGCATCTCAAGCCACTTCGTGGCGTATTCAACCAAGTCGCCAGTATTTGTTGCCAATGTGCGGAATGCGATTTCCCTGCCCCACCACTCCTTCATCTCGTCGCTTCCGAGCTTGTTGAGCTTCACTGCCACTTCTTCCGCTTCAGATGTCTGCTTCGAATACTCGCCAAGAACTTCAACAAGTACGGTTGTTGAATCTGCCATCGGGTTTTTGAAGTCTGGCGCGTCACCTTTGACAGCAGAAACAAAAACCTTGAACTCTTCTTCGACGTAATCAGCAATTTCCTCCACATTTGACCCATCGAACACCAGTGTTGGTTTTTTAGATCCGGGCTTCAACTCCATTTCTACAACACGGAATTCCCCGTCAGGAGTTGGCGCTATCAAACGAACTGCAAGCGCAAGCCCATGCGTGGAATATCTTGGAGAGAAAGAGCTTAGTGTGCAGTCACCTTGATAATCACCGGGTCCAGCACCGAACACAGAACTAGCTACGGTTGCTTCAAAATTACCCGCTCCTAGCGTATGCCTCCATTTCCACAAATGAGCCTTCCCATCGGTGTCAATGGTTTGGTCTTTCAATGAATTTGGGCGCTTGCACAGCAAAACATCTTTACCAAGTTTTGGGTCATATCGAACTCGAGGACTTGCAAACCCGTTCCTCATGCACAGCATCTTCAAGTCTGCCAAGTCAGTCGTTCCCGCCCTTTTGATCCAACTTGGTGATACCGTTTCTTTTGCCTTTCTCTTGTCCTTGGACTTTATTTTGTGGCCCTTTTTTCTGGTGATCTCAAACTGTGGGTTTTTCGGGGTTTCTTCAAACTCGATCATCAAGCCATACAACAAGGAATACTCGATAATTATCTCATGATCGTAATCTACGTTCATAAATGCTCTTGGCTGCTTGGAACCGGGGCTGATCATCCTGTGCATGGCATCATAACCTCGCACCGTCAAAGAAGGACGCCCATTGTCAGCAAAAACAGGCTCATGCCTCACGATCTCATATCGGCCATGATGGAAGTCTATGTCTCCTTCATACCCCGACTGGAGTTCAATGAGGTTTCCAACTGCAAAGATGTTTTGGCCCAAAATGGTGAAGTTGGACTCCTCTTCGTTCCAAGCGTCAAACTCAATGGTCAGTTCGTCTGCGCCATCGGCAACGTGCTCAACGGCAATCAAGATTATGTGCTGCCAGAGCCACATATCTTTGTCTGGAGTGTATTGTTTGCCGTTCACAGAAAGGATAAGAGATGGAGTGGCGCTCATGCGGTGTACTCGCTGGGTATAGAATTCCAGTCCCCATACCCGCCTTCAAGTCCAGAAGCGTACGTTTGGAAATCAGATTCCCATTCTCCAGCGAACACATAGCTTCTCATCTTTGGTGCGCCAACATTCAGCGAGTGCCCTTTTCCGAACACCTTTACTTGAGTGCCGAACTCGTCGTCAGTGACGTGTTCATTGTAAAATCGAAGATGAAATCCTTTTTTGGGATCTCCAAGTTCCTTGTATGCAAGCCATTCGAAGGTTTCATATTCGCCTAACGTGACTAACTTCGTTTCAATTTCGCCAGTTGTCACATCCACCATCATTGGCTTCAGAACTCTTTCTGAAACCAAACTGAAAGAAACAGTGAACCCTGTATGAGACCCTGTTACGAAAAACTTCGTGTCGTTGTAGTCAATTGAGAGAGAAGTGAGGTACCCCGTGACGTAGACGCCACCCCAGTCAAATGTGATTCGTGGCTTTCTTCCGAGAGTTGGATCGAACCGGCGCATCATTTCCAGACGATCTATGATGTCTGTAACATCGTGCATACTGTGTTGAGCAGGGAAAAACCCTTCAACATCAATTCTCATCGGTTGTCCCGGGGTCGTCATAACTGACGGCTCCGGGGCAAACGTTGAAACTACGGCTACGTTTTCTTCCCACGCTTGGCGCATACTGATGGGACCGTATCCATTGAATACGAACATCTGATTGCCGCCAACTTGGAATTCTGGGATTTCATCGGCAAAGACCAAACGCCACTCGTCTTTTGACAGTGACCCGCTGCCAAACATGGCATCGCCAATAACATCAGCACCCGAAAGAAACGGAACGCCTTGGAAAGCGCCAGAGCCAACACCGGCACCCCAGTGAAGCCCGGCAAATGTACCGGCTTCACCCTCTTTACCGCCTCCTATACTCCAGCCCACTTGCTACCCCCTTGGCGCACCCACTTGATAAATGAACTCATCTGGGACGGGCAAGATTTCATCTCCCCTGAGAATGAAGTAGTTGCTCATGGAGTAACGCCGACCAGTCGCCGCTCCAATACCGCGCTCCTTGAGACGTATTTTCTTTTTGCTGCTTTTCGACCCGCCTTTCTTTTCGTCATCTTCGACTTTCACATTGACGGTGTTTTCCATGTTGATGTCTTGACTGAATGCTTCTTGGATATCTGCGTAACCAAGGACAATGGCTCTCCCCACTTCTTTGAAATCTTCCGACAAAGTGCTCAAGTCACGCCCAAATAGCATCTTTGACCACGGTTCGTATTTGCTTGCGAACTGACCCATCGTTTTGGCTTTGAGATCGGACCCAAGTTTTGAAGCAGCACCCCTTCCTGTTGCGTTCCACCACTTCATGCTTTCTGCTTGTTTTGCTTTGGCTTGAGCGATTCCCGTTCGAGTCATGTCCCTTTGCTGTTGGGCTGTATAACCTTTAACTCCCACAGGCTTGTGCCACTCTGCTGGGGATTGTCCTCCGGCCAAGTTCGTAAGCGATCTAAGTTTACCGGCAACAATGACCCCTTGCCTCGATGCGAAGTCGAGCCCGCCACTTTCTTTGAAAAACCCACCAGTCATCTGGTGAAATATGTTGTCCGTTGCGCCTGTTTCAGACATGAACCCACCGGCAGCAGCCAAACCCGCCCCGGCAATAGCCCCCGGAACTGCCATTGCGCCAATGGCAGCCATTTTACCTGCGCTTGCAGCCCCAGTTGCTAGAGGCAATGACAATTGAGACCCTGCGGCAGCAGCGCCACCGATGAGTCCAGCACCTTTCATCCATGTGAACAAGGCGAAGAGCTTGCTTGCCGCCCAAATGCCTCCAACGAAGAGTATGGCATTGCCAAGACCATTGAATGCTTCAGAAATGCCGTCGACTGCCGTCACCAAGTTACCGATCTGAACGGTCATTTCGCCAGTTACTCGCGAGAAAACCCGAGCAAAGCCTTTCCATGCGTTTTCTCCTTTCGCCCCTCCTTCGAAGAGATCTGAAAACATATCGGCGGCACCGCTTGCCGTCCAACCCTCTACCAAACCTTCTCCAAACGCTTTCGCGTTTGCACGGAAGCTCGGTTTTGCGTTTAGCATGGTGTCAGCGGCTTCTCCAAGATTCAGCCCCATTCCTTCCACAAGTCCGCGCCCAACTTCTGCCCATCCAACTTGGATAGCAATCATCAGTTGCTTGAACTGGAACCCGAATGTTTTTTGAATATCCTTGACCGCTTTTTCGGCGTTGTTTGTTATCCCGCCCATCTCTTTTTCAAGATCCCCAAAGGCAGATGTCATCAAAAAGTTGCCTTCCTCTCCAAGGATGTGCAGTGCACCAGCCAACGCACGAATGTTGGGAAACAGTTTGGTGATTTCAGATATGGTCCCGCCAGTTCTTTCCTTGATCAACTCCAAAACAGGGAGGAGTCCGTATTTTTGAACCAGTGCCGCGTTTGCAGCGCCAGTCCATGCCATGCCCATTCCCCTGCCTGCTTCAGTCGCGTCCTTGGATGGCTTGATCAAAGCCATCATTATGTTACGAATTCTGGTTCCCGCTTGCTCAGAACTCATCCCGGCACGGGTCAACGCCACGTACATCGATCCGAGTTCTTCGATGCTGACGCCAAGGCGAGACGCAAAAGGAACAACCATTCCAAGATTTGATGCGAGGTCTGGAATACGCATTTTGGCGAGCTTCATTGTTTCGAACATCATGCGCTGGGCACGATCCACACCAACAGTAGACTCTCCATACGCATTGACGAGTGTTGTTAGCCCATCTACGGCAACTTCAACGTCCGTAAGACCGCCAACAGCAGTTTGTGCCGACTTTGTTACGAACTCCCAGACGTTCAAACCGCCTTCGCCAACACGGATGCCTGCTGAAATGGCTTGGTACAGCCCTCGAGTGATGTCACCAGTTGACTGCCCTGTGTCTACAGCCAGCTTTTTAATCTTTTCGCCAAACATATCCATAGCACTTGACCCGGGGTCCAAGAGCGTATTGACCTCTCCAATCGCAAGAGTGAAATCACCCCACGTCTTTGCAGCGTGACCGACCGCAATCCCGCCAACAGTAGCGCCAACGGCAATGCTTTGCATGAGTCCAAGGGCAGTCCTTGCAGCCACTCCGACACCAGTCATTGCCAGTTTTGCAAGAACAGCGCTTTTAGCCATACTGGACATCCCTACAGAAGCCCGGCCAGATGCGCGAAACACTCCATCCATTGAATGCGCCACTTGGCGTGACGCCATGTGCAAGGTTCTCATGTTGGAAACGGCACGGGGAATGCCGCTGACATCAATATGGCCTACAATGGAAAATCTTTTAGCCATAAACGCCGAAAGCAATCACGCCAGCTAGATTGCTTTTTCCTTCCTTTTGATCGTAGTGGAGCTTGTGCATATGCTTCCACTTTGCGTCTATCAACGCATGAACTTCACTCCTTGTGGACCTATCTACTACGCCCGGACCCAAGGCGCGAAGTTCCCACAATAATGCAGCGTATTCTTCATCACTGAGCCCTATTCCCCAAAAAAATTGCGGTCCGTCCACGCAAATTGGAGATTGTTTTCCGTTCCACACTTGGGGCAGTCGTGATTCAACCACTCTGCCGGTTCACAATTCAACTGATTCACTGCATTGAAGCAATTGGTCAAGTCTTTCATGTGCATCTGAAAAACTTCCAACTCGCTCAATGTGCCCTTCAAAGGACCTTCATCGGTTCCTTTGATCGCGTTCGCAAGAACTTTTGCCTGATAGTCAACACCAACCGGAAGCTGTTTATCAGTGGCATTCAGCATGGTCATGTTGAACTGTGTGGGGCCAAGGACGACCGCTTTGGCTACGTGGTCTCTTAGCTTGACTGGGTGACGTAGATTGTAAACGGCATATGGCTGATGCTCGGAATCGTAGTCAAAGTAATGGACTTGGCGTTTTCCCAGATCAACAGTTGGGGCTTCAACTTTGAGAGCACACGCTAGGCAATCGTAAACAACAGGAAGGCGCTGTTCACCATCTTCCAAAATGTATTGGAGATACAAGGTCATGTAGCCAATGTCGCCAGTGGGGAGTTTGGTCAACATGGCTTCTTTTTTTCGCTCTGCAAGGCCCTCCATCGGGATGCCTTCCGCACTCACGAGGTAGCGACTCAAAATCAAAGCAACTTGCTGACCGGGCGTTGCGCCTTGTTTCGACGCAGCGCGGATCTTTTGAGTTGCTTGAACTTGTTCTCTGATTGTCGGTGAGCGGAGTTCGAATCTGCCTTGGGGTGGGCCACTTCCGTCTACAGCGGCGTAGCCCATGAGGAATTTCGAGCCGTGCTCTCCAAGAGTTGTTGTGATCGGCCTATGCGTAAACGCAAATTCGCCTTTTTCCAACTCACTTGTGAGCAAATCTTCAACCGCTCGAATCACGCCCTCATCTGGACGAATTGATACAGCGGTATTTTCAACCAAACGCATCTACACCCTCCTTGTTGTGCCTTTCGGCAATCGAACTTTCGCGAACCGACTAGCCAGCAAGGAACAGTGGATGTGTTCCAAATACGCTGAATCTGCCAGTCATCATTCCAGCTTCCCCGTCGCCATCGGTACTGAATGCGGGAGTCGAAAACTCAATCGGGAAAATCTCGCTCATAATCACGAGCAACTTCGTCTGATCGTCACCGCTAGTGGATTGATGTTCCGAATATCCAGACAGCGTTCCAGTGACTTTGTATCCAAGGACGCCTGCTTTTACCGCTTGATACCAGAGTTCCATGAGTACGCAGTCGGTTTGATTGCCAGCGAGAATTGAAAACTCCGGGGTTTCGTGTGACTGCTTCCCGGTCGAAATCGCTTGGTTCGTCGGGGCATTGGCAATAGAAAGCGTTCTCGCCAGAGTACCGAACGATTCCAATTTAAACTCGCCCCAAGGCACAGAATTCAGCTTGAAATTAAGCGTGTTTAGCTGTGCGAAATCATGTACAGGGTTTTGCAATCCCATTTTGCCTAAATCCTCCTCTAGCCAATGGCGACTGCAACGCCGCTAGTGCCGACAGTGAACTCAATCTTCTCGGCAACACCTTTGATCCCGAGAATCGTTACCGTACAAATGACCTTACCGGCATCTTGAATTGCAGTTGGATTGTTTGACGTGTCGCAAACGATCTGAACCGCCTCACCAAACGTTCCTCCAATGAACCACCCGGCAGCATACTTGGGTGCCAATAGAGCTTGGGTGAACCCTACAATCTCAGGCCATACGTCAGGAATCATTTCAAACACGTACTTCTTGCTCAACACGCGGAGTTCCGCAGCAATGTGCAGCAGACAATCCCACTTGTGTGACCAAATTTGACCGGAACCTTGAAGCTCAGGCGACCGGGCACCCCAGAGAACAATCTTCGGACCGTAATGGTTTACAGCCACAAGTCCGATTTGATTGAGAGTGTAGTCATCCGTCTCGATGCCTATTCCATTGTCATCCGTTGGCAACTTGGAAATGATTGTGGAAATGTCCGCATTCAACCCAGCGGTTGCCCGATGATAACCATTGAAGTCTGCTGCGTACTTCGCCTGCAAACCAAGAGCCGGTCCAACGATTGGGACTTGCAATTCGCCCTTGTCGAACGGATTGATTTTTGCCGTTCCCCATGCGGGCCAGTACGCACCCATCATGTTTCTCGCATCATCGGCCAATGTGATGTTCGCCAACACCCAAGCAACCGCAGCGGCTTCATTAGCAACCGTAGCGGGGACGGGCAACGTCGGCGCATAACGCCAACCCGCGGCAAACGCATAGTCAACGCCAGCATTGATTACCGCTGGAGTTGAAATCCCCGGATTTGCCAACTTGACCAGACCGAAGTTTTCCGTAGCCATCGTATTCAAATGGCTGTCTGTGGCGTCAAAGGCGTTCTCGTATTCGTTGTTTTCACCGAGAGCTCCAAGACCATCCCTGCCGCCAGCGGGCGTCTTGTCGTACTGAATGACTGCAGTCCCACCGTCTGTCCCGTTGGTTGTCCCGGCGACATAGCCAGTGATGGTGTTCATGTTCCCAGCACCAACGCCAATAGTGGTTCCGGGTCCAAACGAGAACGTATTCCTCATTGTCAAATGAGATGCGCCAGAAACGGTCGTAGCGCCGAAAACAGCGCGAAGATTTGCTGCACCCAAAACCGACAACACTTCTGCGTTCAACAGAGCCGCGAGAGCGGTAGCCGTGACTGTTCCAGCGGCAACTGCGCCCAAGGTTCGGGTATTGCCCAAGTCATCGACGAAGATCATCACATCGCTTGCGCCGCCAGCAACAACATACGGACCAGCCGTTGGGGCTGTCGCGATTGCAGGCCGCGGTGCGCCGATTTCATCGTGGATGCTGGACCCAACAGGAACTTTCAGTGTGGCTGTGTCGAGCGTGTTGTTGAGAACCCGGTACTTGAGCCGGTGATCTCCTTCAGCAGAAAGTCCGTTCGGGTAGAACCAAGCGTTCTTTTTGGAAAGACCCGGTGGCAGCGGATTGTACCAAAGCGATACCGAATTGCCGATAGACGGACCACCACCAACATTGACTTGGAATGTCGGCAAAATACCAAACATTTCCCTCAAAGGAACGTTGGTTGCGCTTGCATACCCAGCCCCGCCGTTTGTCGCATAGAACAAGGCGGTTGAGCTTCCATGAGGATAAACCGCAACTGTGAAGTTTGTTCCAGAAATGAACGTGCAACGAATTTCACAAGGAAACACGTCGGCGCTCGCCGGGTGTGTGACCGTACCTCTTTCGATGTAACAGTCATGACTTCCAACCCGCGACCACTTGTACGTGTTCACTTTGAACTGGTTGTACCCAAGCGTTGCTGTCGTCTGGTCTTGCCAGCCGTTCCCGTCCCACTCACCAAGTCCAACCCAGCCAGCGGGCTTGTATTCTTCGTTCGTCAGAGCCACGCCTGAAGCGGGGAACTGGTCAGAAGAGATTGCGATGTTGGTTTCAGCAAGCGTGTCTGACGCCGAATTTACGATTGATTGGAAATGTCGGGGCTGATTGGCTCCGTTTTCCAAATTCTCGTAACTTCCGTAGTCAACACCGTCAGCCCCAACAACAAAGCGGAACTTGTGCGCCGATATTGGGTCTTCTTCAATGCGGAGAGAGACGGACTCGGTAACACCAAGCTCATTTACGTTCTCAGACGAAACCCACCATGAAGCAACACCAGCCGTAAGGGCGTTCAGTGCTGTTCCGAGGAGCGTTCCAGCGGCATCGATCTTCTGAGCAAAGCTCCCATCGATTGTCACGTTGCCGGAAGTGTCGTTGGCGAGGATCGTGAATGCGTACGTGCTGCCGGGTCCGAAATGGATCGTGAATCCTTTGTACGCATCTTTTCCCCAGCCAACCGCTGACGTGGCGAATGTGTTTCCAGAGATCGGGTAAGTCCCGGTGGGGTACTCAGCGCCAAACCGAATGTACCGGCCTCCCCTGCGACCGGGGAACGCTCCGCTCAAAGTGAAAGCGCTGTTCAGCGGAAGGGCTGGATTACCGGCAACGGTGAACTGATCTGTAATGTTCCTCTGGATGAGTCGCTGGTAGTAGCTTGTGGTCGCTTGAGTTTGGTTTCCATCGCCAACGCGGTAAGTGACCGTCCTGATTGACGAACCGGCAACCTTATATCCGTGCTCAATTGCGAGCGCGGTATAATCGTCCTTCATCGGAGTTCCGCGAAGGGTTCGGTAGTGATTGATTCCACCGACTACATGGCTGATTGCTTTGTCCATCGGACCCCACCGGAACGCGCCGACGTAGCACGTTGTTCCGAATGGAGAAAGAGCGCCAGCACCAGTAGGTGTAACAACGCTAACAGAAGTTCCTGCCTTTCCCGGCTTCGCTCCAACCGTATAAGTCTGCGGCATGACTCAAGCTCCTATTTCTACACGCTAACCGGGACATCCAAGGCCGCCACTTCAAAAGTAATGGCACTCACAGGGATGCCATCTCCAACTTGGGTCGCTTCGGCCACAAGTGCCTTTTGAACAGCGGTCCCAGCATACCATGTGTGGTATCTGAGGGCCATAGTCGCGGTTAGCGAAGATAAAACACCACCACCTTGCGGTGATTGGAAAACATCGTCTCTTGGAACTGCAACATACACGGGCCTTGCAGTGCCTTCACTTACCAGTGATATGCTCTTCCCAGCTTTGAACTGGGATTCAATTTTTTCCCAAACTGACCAGCAGTCTTTGGGGTCTGGCGCGTCGATCCTCAAAGAAAGACCGAGATTCACACATTGTGGCGCTGGTATTTCCATTACCACACTATTGTCTTTTACGCCCGTTTTTCCGACGTTTTTTGTGACTTCCTTGTCGAGTGTTGTCAAAACAACTACCGGGACCTTTGCGGTCACCAAGTCTTCATGGGGCGAAGACACAACCCCAACCGTGCATTCCAAGTCCAAATGGATTCTTGTTGGCGAAGATTTGGCGTTTGCTGACAATGTGAAAACATTTGTTGAGGAATTGTAAGTTCCCGTTTCCGCAGTGCCTCTTCTGTAAGGATCGGTGTCCAGCCAGTACGCGCTGGTAACGCTCGATACCGTATACCCATCCAGAGAAGACAGTGGTATTTCCAGAACACCAGCCGCAATAACCGCTTCAAATGACCTGTGGAACGTCAAGCTGGTAAGCCAAGGAATCAAAGTCCTATGTACGGCATCATCCGTCCAAGAATCAGCAAGTTTGTATGCGCCAGACCTTGAAGAAAGATCCAACCTCCAGAGCGATGATGCGCCATACAATTTTGGAGTTTTGGTCAAATCCGTTGTGTTGAGCTTGAACTCGAGCCCAAAGCCAGTCGTCGCAATAAGAGCTGGGTAGGCGTTTGTTTCAACTTCCGTGGGCGTGTTCCAGTTTGCATCGTCGTCCGTTACTGGAGCCCATGTCGAACCATTCCAGTAAAACGATGCCGTCCCATTGTGAACTCGGGCTTGGATCGTTGTTCCGGCGTAGTCCGATGCTTCACCGTCCGGGTCTGGCCTCGTGGAATCAAAAAACGTAAGACGTATCTTTGGGAACGACTTCAAGTTCAAACTTACAACCGCAGGGAACACAACCCTACCGGTAGCAGGGTATTTCGATGTTGGCCCATCGAACTTCAACCGGTACGCGCTTAACCACTTGTACCCATCGGCTGCTCTAGCGGTGCTGTCGGATTGCGTTGCGGTAAGTATTGGCGACCCATACACGCTTTGGGCTGCTTCGACTTTCATTACGGTGTCAACAAGCACTCTACGCCCCTACTTGGCAAACGCGGACTTGATCATGGCCGCTTGGACAAATTTTCCCAGTATCTTCTTAACCGCCTTCATATTTGCAAGATTGTTAAACGGTTTTTTAATGAAATGCCGAGGTGGAACCACCAAAAAGCCGGACATTGGAGACATTGATCCACCAGTCAAAAAACCGCCTTTCTTTAATTTCGACACCTGTGCATGAAGCAGCTTTCGCATCGCGGCGTATTGTGGGAGTGTTAGATCAACCGTAAATCCATCGTGAACTGCAAGGCCAACATTTGCCCCTCCTCTAAAAAGAGATGCTCCGACAACTGCATGGTTCCACTTCAAGAGTTTATGTGAAACTGAACCCGCAAGGCGCCCTGTATCGACCAAAGGGAGACTGCTGTTCTTCATTGCAACCGTAAGTGGTGCATTAGGCGCATAATGTCGGTCATGAATCGCACTTTTGATTCGCTTCTCCATGAACAAGCTGGCTGCTTTGAGCCCAGCGGCAACTGCTGGCTTCAATACCACTTCAACGCGCTTTGGATCGGTCATGCTCAGCCATTCGTCCATGCCTTTCATGGAATAGCCGAGTTTCATCCTTCCGCGCATATGGCGAGGGCCAACCATCAGTCCCGCGCCTCCCTGTCAACAAGCGTCATTGCCCAATAGCTGAATCCACCCGCAGTGGACCCAGAAGCGCTTACGCCATTGATGTACAGATCCACCGTTTCAAAAGATTCAGTCGTGGAATACAACTTCCGAAGGCCAGTGACTCGATCTCCGTCCCTTGGTTTCGGGTCGGACCGGCTGTCAGCCGTTGCCCAGTCAGACCTTCTAACGGTCGCCAGATATGATGTTTTTGGAGTTGCGCCGATGTCCGTTGGCAATCGGTCTTCCCTGCGAAGTGGCTCTAGCGATGCGCGAACCGTGAAAGAGGAGTCTCTCCCGACAACGGCAACAGGACGACCAGCATACTGATCATAAACTTGATTGTCGGAAACAACTTCAACTTGTATTTCGTCAGGATCGATAAAAAACATTTGTATCAAGCCGCATCTGTTCTCTCATCGATGAATTCTACAACGCCAGCATCGACAATGACCGGGTAGTCATCGCCCATGATCTCCACCAACAAGTTTTCGATGACTTCCTTCATCTTTTCAACGTTTTCTTCAGTCATTGCCATCTGGATAATGGCAGAAACAATCGGGGAAAGGGCAGGGTGGACATCCGACGCTTTCGATATGAGCGATTCAGCAAATGTCGCCGCAGCCGTTGTTGCCGTGCCGGTGATCTTGTCCGCAAGTTCCGATGGGGTGATGTTCGTCATGGCGTCATTTGACCCATCTTTATCGTTGCTGCGTTCACTTGGAACGGCACAAGGTGACCGTCGCATTCAACCAAAACACGCCCAGCAGGGGACGGTGCTCCATCCGAAGAGGGCAAAATGCGGAATTTGAACGTTTCGCATTTGCAACGCCTCATGTTTTCGGTTTTGCCTGCCATTTCAACCGGCTCAACAATGCAAGCGGCGGGCCACGTCGCGGCACACCCAGATGCAAAAATCAAAAACACAATTACGCTGAAAAGTTTCATCTTTTGATCTCTTTGACGATTGTTCTGAGCTCTACGGTCAACCGATCCAACTCAGTCAAGTTTTCGGATACTTGCTCCTGATTGACGACAATATCGACCTGACGCTCTTTTAGAGACCTGATGTCTCCAGTATTTCTCGCAACTTGGCTTTTTGTCATTTCCAAACCAGTAACAACTCCATTCACATCCTTGTGGATAATCTTTTGACCCATTTCGATTTCAGAAAGCCAAGCGGAAATAGCCCACACAGCCATACCACCGGCAAAAAGCCATCCCACGATGGTCGGAGCGTTTTGTTTGACCCATTGATGCATCTTACTACCTGTAACTTACAATCTCGCAAAACCTTCCAAGCGCGTTTCCCGATCAAAATCGTGCTGAAACTTTCTGACTCTTGAAGGGAATCGTCCGACGTTGCCTTCAACGGTATACAAAATTCCGTTTTTCAAGTTTTCAACAAAACCAATGTGGCCTTGCCATGACCCCGGCCTTCCCCTGTCCCAACACACGATGTCCCCGGGCTTTGGATCTGAAATCCTTCCACCCCCACTTTTTATCACATTCCTCAAAAGCCTCTTTGCGCCATGACTCGTCTTGAACGGGAGATCAATCTCCAGACGTTTGGCGGCTTCAAGACAGCACCACGAAACAAAACTGGCGCACCAAGCGCCATCGTCGTCGTCGTCACCGTCGTCTTTTATGCCTTTGTACTTGGCAATGTGGGGACCACTGTTGTTGCCGCCAACTTCCCCGTTCCCAATTTCGCCAATTGCGATTTCAAGAGCGAGTGCGCCAATTGTAGACTCTGATTTCGGGAGTGATTCCAGCAAAGACGTGATGGTCTTCGCTCCACACATTCCGTCCGCTTCCAAATCGTGGTTCTGTTGCCAGAATGCAGACAAGATTGAAATGTGTTCAGGTCCTATGTCGCCCGACTCGAGCTTTCCTTTGTTGTACTCTTCGGGCGTCATTTATCAACCATCTGCCCCGGTGGGCTTTCCGATCACCGTGTTTGCTTTGACCCTGCCGTAGCAAGCGCCGGCTCCGGTGGCAACGAGAACATACTCCAACAAGCCCGCAACGGCATCTGGAAGCGCTAGCCAGCCGTTTTCTTGGGCAATCATCAGGGCAGCCACCACAATCGTTGCTATGCCGCTTAGAATCGTTTTGCTCTTGAGAGCATTTTTGGCCGAATCCATGTTTACCACTCCAAAAGGGTGCAAGTGATTGAATCACTAGAAGCGATGGTTGCTTCAACAATGTACGAATCTGGATGTGGGCCAACTGAAGTCACAACGCCTTTGATTGCCGTGCCTGCGGCCACAGTGAACGATGTTCCATCCACAACGGCATAAACCGAGTCATCAGTGGTGCCGACGTTTTGGTAGTACAACGCGCAATTGTCAAAGACAGGTTTGCCTGTTGCGGTTGAGAGCTCTCGTGTCAGCGTTACCGTTGCCCCAGTCTCAGCAACATTATTGGTTCCGGTGACCGACCTAGTCGTACGATTTGCATTTCTTCCGTAGCGAGCCATTACTTACCTTTGTCCTTTGCGTTTGGACCTTTCCCGTCTTCCCACGCTTCGTTCACATCGGGTGTCGCGGGATCATCTGCGACATACGTTCCGTCTTTCTTCTTTGCTCGCCTCTTCTTTTTGGAAGATGCTTTCTTCTCTGTCTCTTTGGGTGCAGGCGGGTCTACGTCTTCAATGGCTTCAACCCACGCATCATCCAACTCCTCGAGTTCGCATTCGTCAAGAACTTCCGTTGAAGCCAGTCGGACTGTTCTCCCGGTGGAGTTGAAACTAAAAAGAACCTCTCGGCTCTGATTCAAGTGAACGCGCTTCTTAGTTGCTGCCATGACTAAATTCCTTTCCTTTGCTCCTGCCTAGAAGCCTGAACGTCTTCAATCCTCTTCGAAGAGCTGCTGATGTGATCGACGCGGTAAGACATCAGCGTTTCCCATACCCAACGCTCGGCAATCAAATTCGACTTGCCAACCGATGAGCCCCTGAATCTGACCGTTCTACCGCCAACCCTGTGGGTGACGATATTACCAAGTTTACGCCGAAAGATCGCCTCTTCATCCCCAGCCACATGGCTATTCAAAACCACGAGGCGGGCGAGTGCCAGTTTCATGTCTTCAGGCGTCGTTCCGTCTTCGGTGACCATACCCCATGAACCAATAATGGTATACCGCAAATGGTTGCTCCATTTACTGGTCCTGTCGTATTTTTCAATCCTCGGATACACGCGAAACTCATCCCAGCCACCATCTGCCATGACGGTGGTGGAAAGAAGCGTGTAGCCAGTCGTGGCGCCTGCAGTAAGCAAGCCAGACTTGTTCTCTTCAGCAATGCTAGTGATCGAATACAACGGATACGGAACGTACAGGTCGCGAACGCCGCTTCCAAACACAATCAATGTTTTGGTTTCAGCGAAACCACGCTGACCGCCCATCGCTTTTTCAGCGATTTGAACGGCCCGCGCAGTCGCAGTCGTCAGATCGTCATCCGTTGGCGACGAAGCAGAGAATCCACACAACGCTCTAAGCGCGCCGTGGTTATCAAAATACTCCCCTACATAGTTCCTCGCCACAGCCAGCCTCCAAGGTCATAGCGGAGACTAGTTCATTTCCGTGAAGCTCGTATCCGCAAACGGAGTGGCGTTGTAGACAATGCCGTCCCACAAAGAACCAATCCGGCGAGTGTAAGTCACGCTTTGAGTCACGGTCGTGTCTCCGGTTCGATCCATGTTGATGTCACCAAGGACAATGGCCGGATTGTCTGTTCCAATCACTCCCAAGATGGTTGCCATCGATGCCATGCCACCCAAAACCGTCGTAGAAGGCGAGCCCTTGAACGTGCCGATGTTGATTGTCCCGGTAAGCCGGTTCAGCCACGCAACCACAGCAATGCTCAAATATCGAGCACCACCCGCAACAAGACCGGCAGCGTATGCTGCGGCAATGTTATTGTCGATGATTGGCTGGAACTGCTCACGGTAGTGCCCATCGATCACAACGTACCCTTCACCAACGTTTGCGCGAACCGCGAGGTTTCCCGCTCCGGTGGCTTGGGTGCTTGGTGTAGTGCCGTCAGTGATGTGGAACCCATATACCTGAAACCGAGCGCCCACATCTGCGTCGGAGTGACTAATTGTCTTCAACTTGTGTGTCAGCATGACGATTCTCCAAAACCAGAGTTACTGGTCGTTCAGCGCTTCCTTGAGATCGCGCTTTAGTTCTTTCACGGTACGAGTAGCTGCATCTGGCTCCGCAACGCCCAAGTTGCTAAGTGCTCTTATGAGTTCAGTTTTTCTCAAGCCATCGACTTGAGACAGAGACGGAAGCTCATATTCTGGCGTTTCGGCGGCTTCAGAGGCTTTTTCAGCATCATTTTTCTTTGTTGCTGCTTCAGCTTCTTTCTTTGCCCTCTTGGATGCTGCGGCACTTGAGGACTTCTCGGTGAGGTAGTCACTGAGTCGCCCAATTGTCTTTTTGGCGCTGTCGTTGTCGTTGCGAGAGATTTCCCCGCGAAGAATCTCGACCTCCAACATGGCTTGGTTCCGTGCAACGTCATAATCATTCTGATCGACTGCACGGACCAATTGCCAAGCTGGATTTGCCTCCAAGTCCCTTTGACCGTCACCACCTTCTGCAACGGTACGAGTTTCGCCACGGACCGCTCCCATGTTGGATGCGGCCAAACACTCATAAATGCAAAGGCGTTGCGAAGCCATTGGCTACTCCTTACTCCCAGAGCATTGACGACGGGAGAACTCCATGCTGGATGACAACTGCATCCCAGTTGAAGCAACCCCAGTCCACTTCATAGTGAACGTCGATTTCCCATCGCTCAAGCTCTTGGTTCCAGTCCCGGTACGACCGAATCTGATCGCAGAATACGAGGAACATATTCTTGGGATTCAGAAGCATACTGAACGTCATGTCCGCAAGCTCAATGGTGTAGTCGGCAGCCACAGTCGAAATGGTCGACTGGCCCAGACTTCCTGCCGTGTAAATGGTGTTCACAGTGGCAGGATATGACACAACTAGCGTTTCGGACTGACCGGTCGTGAGGTTCGTCACCTTGACCCGGCGACCCGAAAAGTCCGAGCCGGACAGCAAGGTTGTCAGAACAACAGTGCAGGTCCCGTCACCATCATCGGCTACCGATGTGGGTGCAATGGCTAAGGTCGTTCCTTTGTCATTGGTCGGGATCTGCGGGAGAACCGTGAGAGGAATTCCGAGCGGAGGCGGGCCGGTTCGGGATTGAATCACGGAGTCGCGAAGATTGCTTGGAACTTGGCTGGCAGGAGCTTGGTTGAGTGTCGTCAAAGACTGACGCCAACTCTGATCAAGCCGCGATGCCATCCACCAGTTCAAGCCATCGTCATGCTTGTACTTGTCGGGAAGGGTGTCATACATGGCATCGAACATGGCACCATCGAACGCTTTGCCCGTCGCAGTGGTCGGGTAGCGAACGTTTGCGCTTGTCTTTGCCTGCTTGAAAGCACCGTCCCAACGTTTCAGAAGGCGGTTTTCTTTTGTGGATGAGCCGAGCGTGTTGTCTCCCATGACGAAAAGACGCGCAAGATCATTGATCATGGCTTTTGCCATCATCTGCTGAATTGCGTTTCCAATCATCGGGGTTCCCGACGCTGCGGCTTCGCGGATCTCTTCAAGCGTAACGGCCCACTTCACATGGAGCTTCTGGCAGTTGTAGCTGAGGAAATCCGGCTCAATGCGCTGGTAATCATTGGCGGCAAGGACGTTTTCCGACGTTGCTTCAGTCACCGGCTCGGTGATTGTTGCTCGAGGAATCTGACCAGCACGCTGAGACCGAACGAATCGGGTAAGATCGCTGGTCCAACCACCAAGATTCACCGTCAAGTCAACAAGCCGCTCAACCTGTGCGCGATTTGAAAACTGACCGGCTGTGAGCGCTGATGTCTCGTTTACGCCATCGGCCTTCTGGGCAATTCCAATCTGGCTCATCACCTGATTGGTTTCCCGCAAAATATCTCCATTCGTGGGCATTGTCTTCTCCTAAAAGGCCTTTAGCCTTGGAAGTTGAAAGGCCCGCCTTCAAGAGCGGCCAAAGTCAACTCATTGTGGGTCTTGTTGGTAATTTCAGGTTCTCGGCTACTGGAGCCGAGCACAATCCCTTCCAACCGAGACATTGCAGCTTCAAGATCGGTCTTGGAAACAAAATCGGTCTTGACTGCTTGCGCCGCAGTGGCACCGGAAATCTTGCTTTCTGGGTCAGCGCCGTCCGCAGTTCCCATCAAATGACCAAACTGATCACTGAGAGCATTGTCAGGCAACCCATACGCTTTCTTCACCGCAGACAGTTCTTCTTTAACAGCCGCAAGCTCATTCTGGATGGGTTCCATTTGGCTCTTAACTGCTTCCGAGATGGCGGCGGTAAGCTCGTCCTTGTTCATCGCGTCCTCCTCAACAGAATTTTTCAAAACGTTGATGACAGTATCAGGACCACCAAACTCTCTGGCTTTGCTCACTGCCTTAGACATGGCAATGGCTGCGCCCGAAGATAGTCCGCTGAAGTCCACCTTGCTCAAAAGATCATCCTTGAAAGCATCGCACGCCTTCGAAACGAAAACGGAGCGACTCTCTGGAGAATAATTATCGGAAGCAAGCACATTGAGAGTAACTTCCCAAAGTAAAGAAGATCCATTGTCGAATGATTTATAGATTTCTTCAACTTGAGAGAGTTCCTCGAAAGGAATCATGTTTTCTTTTGCCTCAGATTCAAAACCCGAAAACAAAGAACTCATGAAGTTCTTCACCTTGCCCCTGAATGACATTGACCATGAAGGGTTGTCAACAGGAATTGGAATGGTGAGTTCCGTTCCAGCACCGACTGGGTCGTCAACTTCAGAAGGAACAAACGAATCTTCCGTGGTTGCGCCTTTTTCAGCCACGTCTTCTTCTTCGCGTGGCTTCTTCTTCTTTCCGTACTCGTGCCAACCTTTTTCTTCAGTGGAAGCATCGTCAGACATATGCCCGTCATCCTCTACGGCATCAAGCACCGCTTTTGTCGAAAGTTTCCCCTCTCGGTGCATATCCCACGCAATAGCTGTGGCTTGTTCTGGAGATCGACCCTCAGAGATGAGAAGTCGTATTTTTTCCTGAACTTCGGGAGGGGTCTTGGCTTTGTTAACTTCAGTCGCGAGATACCTTTCCGATGGGGTATCCCTCTTCGCAACGGCAAGAACTCGATTGTTCGCCCCGTTCGCAACCAAGGAAAGTTCCAAAGCAGACCCATCCATGATTGGAATGAGTTGCTTAAGACGGAGAAATCCATCCTCATCTGAGAATTCCGTTCTTTTCTGACTTCTCGTTTTGGACATCTTAGACGGCTGCCAGTGTATGGTCGTACTTACCACCATACGGGTCATCTGGGATTTCTGCACTAGGAATTCGAACTTCTTGCTCATGGACAAGTGCGCTGAAGGAAACGGCGGGAAGTTCCCCGTTTTCAATCTTTTCAGCAATGTCCGGTGCCCTAGCGGCGCTCAACGTGATCACCCATGCGTTCGGGTAAAAATTGGGCGACTGAACTCTATCATCATTGATCCAACTTTCAACCACATCAACAAACTGATCTTCGCCTTGGTGATCGATCTTCACCACGCGGCAGTTTGAAATGAAGTCATGAGCAAGTTTGGTCAAATGAGATGGGAGCATGAACTCCCCATGATTGTCGATCTGATCGAGTGCCGGATCATTTGGGTCAAACGGCGTGTACACTTCATAAGTGTACTGCTTCAGCTTTGCATCCGACGTTTTCAGACGGAGCGTTACAGTAACTTCAGATTGTTTTTTACCATCTCTGGCATCCGAGACGACATAATCAGCAATGCTCATGTGACGCACCGTATAGCGTTGAAGCTCTCCCGTCAACAAAGACTAGCGCTACCATAAGACTACCGTACACTACCGCGCAATCGGGCCTGCGGTCAACATTGTTGAATGTGCTGTACTGTTCTGTACTGTCCTGACCCACGCGCAGTCCGTATCGATACGGTATGCGAACCAAAACATTTCATTGCTGAGCGTAAATGTAGCATCGGCATCCAAAGTGGAATGGGGGGACGTGACCACCAAAACTAACAATGTCTTCCGGGGACTCGCGATTTGGGGAAGTTCGAGTATGCCAAGGCCATACATCTGCAAGCACTTCTGGGTTAGACGCCATGTCAATGGCACGCAAAAGAGTCTTGGCGTGCTCCACTCGAAACACCTGACCGTGCATTGGAGCGCAAATCGGGCAAACCCGTTCATCGAGTTGCGTGTAGATGATGTAAGTTTCAATGCCAACCATGACCATCGACCGGATGACCCCAAGATTCCGCGCTGAAGCTGCTGCGTTGTGAGCCAAAAACCTGAAATAGAGATCGTCACGCTTTTGTTTCAAATTGAGAGCGTCTTTCAGTGCCGGAACCAAGTCTCTTGGATGAACACCTTTCTCCAAAACTTCCCTGCGGACCAAATCAGCTATCTCGGGGCGCATTCGTTTTATTTTTTCGCTTACCCATAGCGGAATGCCACGCGAAAGAGCATCAACAGCCCTTGCGTCAACCATGTTGAATGAAGTCGTGATCTCCGCGACAGGAACAGTTGCGCGACCTGCAGCGTTTGCGATCCCAAGAGCTTGCTTCATTGGGTCCACAAGCTGTTCTGGGAACTCCTTGAAAGACAACGAAACAATCGCCGCAAACTCCTCTGGGAGTGTTTTGTGCAAACCACGACGCTTTGCGTATGCAATTGCTGTCGCTATGCCCGCAGCGAGAAACGCCTTGTACAGCGACCACATCTCTTCATAAAGAGACTCTCCAGCCGCTTGAGTTGGGTCTTCATCCGTTTTGGAAATCAGAGAAAACGCCATCACTTTGGCATCAGACCAAAACCAGTGTTCGTATTCCCTAAACGATCCTCTTGGTGGATTTATTTCCGTTTGACTGGTTTCCACTTTGGCCTGCCAAGGTCGTCCAAGTCGAATGGGACAACTTGCTGAACTGGAATAAGTGATGTTTCCTCTGGAACCGGTTTTACGGGATCGCTTTTGGCATCCGGGGATGTCGAAGCATCAACGGTGGACGTGGACCCCGCATCTGGGTCTGGTGGGGACTCCTGTGCTGGTCCGGGTGGACGAACGGCTTCTTCACACGCAACCACCTTGGTAAAAAGAAAATCCACTTTGCTGCGTAGATCCACAATGGCTTCGTAATGACCGCCTTCAAAGGACATGGCGAAATGTTGCGTATCTTTCTGGCCCATGTAAGCGCTAAATGCGGTAAAACCGGCAATTGCGATTGCAGACCATGTTGAAAGCGTTTGTTTGGAAATTGGGCTCTGTGTTTGTGGGTCGGATATGCTCATGGAACAAATTACCTCGTCCGTGCTTTGCGTTGCTGCGAGTGGGGGGCAAACCGTGAATCAGTCGTCGAGTCCCAACAAAGAACGAACGTGCTGATAAATCTCCTCGCCCTGCTCCGTATCGACCGACTTATCATATGTCGGCTGTCCTTGCATCATTGAAACGGCGCGTTGATAGACGCGATCACCTCGCAAAGCGGACTTTTCAACGACCTCATCCGAGATCATGTCTCCTTCCGATACCGGCTTGTTCACTTCAACGCCTGAGCGCAATCTCGACCTGAGAACTTCCAGCGGCAAGTTGGTCCACGGCTCATTTGGGACCTGCATTTCAATTCCAGAAAGTTCCTTCACCGCTTGAGACACTGCGCGGAAGGTCAACAGCGGCGTGTAAGGTGCCATTGCCATAGCCACATCGACATCGTTTGTCGTAAGTGGGCCACGGGACTTGATCTTCCAGTGCCACACCCCAAGGCGAGACAATATTTCGCCATTGAAAAACGCATCGTCTTCCCGGCGAAGTGGCGAAAACACCTGCTCTTCAGCAACCGTTTGACTCGTAATGACACTCGCTCGGGTGTATTCCTGCGCTTCGCCAGTGTATGTCGGCGGCAACCGATACGCGGAACGAACAACTGGTCGCATTGCTTTTTGGTAATCCAAAACCAACCGGTGAGTGAGTTCGCTTTGGAGATCATCGACGTGGACAACGTTACCACGGCGCTTACCAGCACTCGTGTCGTCTTCCCAAGGGTCTTCTGGGTTGGCTGCGACTGCTTCAGCAAACAATACTCCGAATGATTGCTGCAGCCCTCGCGTATTGTTCAGTGCGTCTTGGAGTTTCTTCCTCGACCTCGACGTGATGTATCCATTGGAAGTCGTAATCAACTTCGTCCCGATGCAACCTTGTCGGAACCAGTACCACACCAGTTCACTGAACTCCCTCAACGAAGAGACTTCAGGTGCCATGTATGCCCAAGCGGGGAATCCGTAGATTGAAAAGGAGCAGTAGCGCTTTGAATGGTGGACTTCGGTTGCTTGGCTCTCAATCGGGATTGGGTTTTCGGACCACTCTCCTGTTGTTTTGTCCAAGTAGCGTGGATCTCCAAACTCCTTGAAGAAAATGAACTTGCCTTTTGTTCCGGGGTATACGTTGCCGGGAACTTGGACGTACTTCCTGAACCGATGGATTCTGGAGAGTTTGTGGACTTTGCCGTTTCTCGGGTTCATCCAGTCTTTTTCCACCACCATCGGCTCAGACAGTCCAGCCATTCGCATGGTGAAGCCGGGAACGTGGTTCATTGCGGCAAGTTCGCCGCCCACGGTGGTTCTGAACTCCAAATACCCGTTTCCTTGTTCTTCGCGGTCCCGATCTCTCATCGCCCTGATGCTTTCGAACGTACTCGGACTGCACGATGTTGCAACGAACTTCTCGAGGATTTCCCTCTGGTCTTCAGACCCATCTGGTGGTGTATCGGGATCGTCAAACGTTGGCTCGATGTCGATTCCAAACCCGCCTTGATTGCGAGCGATTGCATCGATGCACTGCGGTACGATGTTTGACTGGGATGCGCCGATGATTAGGGAAACGAGTCCCGGATCTGGCGGTTCAATGATTCCCTTGTCGTACCAAGCGGCAAACTGTTCTTCAACATCTTGCGCTTCTTGGACTTTTACGGTGTCTTTCCCGGCATCGGCATATGGATCGCTTGATTTGGAAGGATGGCTGTCCTTGCCGGTGTCGATGAAAAACTTGTTCGCAATTTTTTCAGACATTTACGATACCAATGTTAGCGGCGCATACCTTGTAGTCATTCAGCAGCACCTTATCATATGGAGTCACAGAATAGAGGATTCTGTGCGAAATGGGTTCTTCATCCAAGTCCCAAACTTGGTAGAACTTGTGATCCAAGATCACCGTCCCAATCAAATGGGTCAAATGGAACGGCTCGATCTTCAAGTTTTCAGGAACATACCCGGCACCATCGCAAACCCCGACGCTTTCAAAATCGCGTGACTCATTCGTCGGTGGTGGTGGATAGCTGTCTGCTGACGTTATCAGGAAGCGAGCTCTTGTGGAGCAGATTGTTTCGATGAGTCCAAGGACATCACTGTTTGAAAGATGCTGAAACACGTCCTTGCAAAAAACAATGTCTGCTTGCGGCAAGTCCGTTGGATTCCGTCCGATCACATGGAACTCGGTTTCGGGGCACTGCTCTTGGTTGTAAGCAATGGTTTCCGCATCGATGTCCACTCCGATGTATCTGGTGGGTCTAATGTCACAACTTTCCATCCAGCCACGCGCTCCACAGCCAAAATCCAGCAGTGTGTGTGCCGCAACAGCGCGAGCGAACAATGGGAGCCAGCATCTTAGTTCCATCGTTGTTTCATATGAGCTTCCCGGCCTAAGTTGCAGCCAGTTACCCAAGAAAGAGTTTTGTGTTTCGACATTATTCAGCATCATCGCCAGTCCTCACATCGACTTTGAAATCGCCAAGTTTGAATGTTTCTCGGAATTTGTGGGCAACTCCCTCTTTCCTCAAACGCTCTGCCTTCATCATTGCTGGGCGCAGCACGGACCACAAATGCCACAAGGCCATGACGGTATCCCCTCTACGCCCTTGTGGGAAGCGGTGCAATTCTTCTACGATTGCTTCCATCATTCGTCGTCCGTATTCATCTCCGCACCACATGATGACCTGCCCATTGGCAAATGGTCTTTGTAGTGCCGGGACCCCTTTGTAGAGATCGTTCACTTCCACGCCAGTTGTTCTTCCGACAACCGGGATACCCGTTTCTTCTCGGATCGTGTGAATATGAACGTGCCCCGCATGGTTGGCTTCAATTACCACCACATCGGGCTCAAGCAAAGCGGCATTTGCTGAGATCATCTCATCCATTTCGAGAGGGTTGAGCCCACGGTTGCGAATCAGATGGCATAAATGAAGGTTCCCGTGGATGTCAACGGCTCCAGTGATTCCAGCATTGAAAGACGTACGTTTCTTTTCTGCATGGCGCTTGTTGTCCACGAATGCCAAGTCCCATCCTTGGGCGACGACGATGAACTCACCGCCTTTTTCGACGGGAAGTAGTGGCATGATTGGCGTTTCCCTATCCGCACCTCGTCCCATTGCTGCACGGAGCCAGTGCATTGGGAACACGGTGGTGCTGTCGTCCATCGGTTCATTTTGATACTCGGTGGACCATGCGAGTGGCGGGATGCTCTTTTTTCTTCTGAGAAGGAGATGTTTGGGCCACTTTGCTGGAAATGCAACTTCACCGGCTTTTTGGTCGAGTGTGTCTTCGTCTGGCAACGCCTTGTACTTCCGGCGCACGTACCCTTGGAATTCACCAGCCGTATCAAGCAGTCGGGCCAAGACGGAATCGTAGTGGAGGATGGTGCCCCATGCGACCATCATGAACTCGCCCTCGATGCCGAGTCCGATCACTTCCTCAGAAATCTTTCTAGCTGCCTTGTTTCTCAATTCCGTGGTGGTGATTGTCTTCTTGTCGTCGATGTCATCCAGCAAAACCACATTGGGTCGGGATTCGCCCTCAACAAGGCCACGGAAAGCCGTATCCATGCCCGCGCACACTATTCGTGACCCGTCGGCTGTGATAAGATCATGGTCAGACCATTTGATCCCGCGACCATATGTTCTTAGGTCGCCGTAGTCTTCCGCAAGCTCTTGATTTCGTTCAAGTTCTACGCGGATTGCGCGAACACGATCCGCAGCCTGCCACTCGGTGGCACTGATGATCACGATGAATGGTCGTTGGTCGATCTGACGCTCGCCGTTTTCGTCGTCGTAGCCGAAGAGATCGAACTTCTTCCAGTTGCATAAAAGGTACAAAGGCCATGCGAACCCCAACAAAGTGCTTTTGCCGTGACCACGGGGGAGAGCGTACGCACCGTATCGATCAGCACCGGGAAAACGTACGGGATCGGGTTCTTCCCGATTCAAAAAACACGAAAGGTCAGCAACGACACGCTGGTGCATGGATGCCGGTTGACGGTTCACTTGTCGCGGTATGTAACGTCGGCACCAACGGAAAAAATCCTCGGTCGAAGCGATTTGTTCGAGTCGCGCAAGGTCGCGTTCCATGCCACGGAGAGATACGAAGAAATCACCGGAAAGACCGGATTTGCGCGACAGTTCAGCAGAGAGTTGGTTCATGCGACCGCGCAATGAAACGCCGGCTCGGCCCAACGACTCCCAAGATGGTTCCCAATCACCATCCAAAATGGCATGGCTCAATGGTGGGGTGGGGTCAGTCATCGGGTTGGGCATCCAAGTACAGTCCGATCATGTGATTCAACCCACCAAGACGTTCGAGGTGGTTGACTAGAGACCGAGCAACTTCGGTTGTCGAACGTTCGTCCCGGTATTCCGCATCTTCACCCCCAGAACCCGGTCCACCCCCTTCCAATTGCCATTTCAAACGCATCAACCGTTCCACATCTCCAACATTCGTCTTCGTATCGGCAACCGTCCACGGGACTTTTGCATCAAAACGTGCTGAACACTTGGGACACGATGCCTTAATGGAAGGAGACTTGCGGGTAGCCAGATCGCGAACTGAGCGAGCCAGCAATCCTTCTACTACCCGCAAGTCTGTTGGAGAGGTGTTCCCGTCACCAGTCTTTTGGGGGGGTGGGGGTGCTGGTGCGGATTCTCCAATGGAAGGGCCGATTGCAGGGGTGCTTTCGGTCTTGGGTGCCTTGGCCTCGGCCTTTTGCCGTTTGGCGGCTTCGGCAGATTTCGATAGCTGGGAGTCGTGCTCACGTAAACGCTCTTGCCAACCGAACATACGCGACCACTGACGAACGGTAACCTCATGCACACCGATTACCGGCGCAACCTTACGGGTGCTGCGGAGCTTCGTGTATAAGTCGAATGCGCGTCGGTGCCGTGGGGTTTCTTCTGCCATGACGCCAATCCTGCAACGCGGTAATGTTGCTGTCAAGAACTGGTAGCCTTACACCCTGCTGTAGCGTGCTAGCAATTTGTGGGTACCCAGGAGCGCATCATGCAAGTTCCGTGCAAGTTTCACCGAATTCCGAAAGTAATTTCGGTGTGGTGTAACCCGGAAAGAATCGTGCCAAAAAATGCGATCCGGTCACAGTGTATGCGGGCCGTTGCGGGATCAGACCGGCCGCGGATTGCCCCGGGCAGAGGTCGGCATTCAGAGCCGTGGGCACGGTCAGAGCGGGAGCGTGAACACCCCAGACCGGGGGCACGCGATCAAACCACAGGCCCCCCGATATGGTGCGCCGAATTATTTTCGATTACAGACCGGACCAGACAGAGCGCGGAGACCGGAGACCGAGCGGCCCCAGATGGGAGGTGGTCACAACCGAACCGAGCGGGAGATGTGGTGCGATCCCGCGTTACCATCCGGGGCCGACCGATCGCGAGTCCCGTTCGCACCGTCAACCGGCGAACCCCGACCCGATCGGCCGACCGTACCGACTGGTACAATCAGAGGATCCGGCGTAACCAAACCAAGAGATAAACGTACGCGTTGGCATAGTGATTGCATTGTTCAATTGGCATGCCATA